GAAGAGAAGATGATGGGTCTGAACCAAGCGCTGCAAATGCAGATGAGCGTGTTCCAGAACTACGGCCCGCAGAACGGCCTTGTGTCCATGACCAACATCCGCAACACGCTGGCAGACTTGCTCGCGGCGTCAGGTGTCCGCAATGCAGACCGATACTTCTCACCGATGACGCCAGAGATTGAGGCGCAGATGATGCAAGCCCAGCAGCAGGCGCAGGCAGATCAAGGCCAAGCCGCTGATCCTAATGCAGCATTCCTGCAAGCAGAGCAGATGAAGGCGCAGACAAAAATGCAGACCGATATGGCAAAACTGCAACTTGACGCCCAGAAAGCGGCTTCCGAAGACGACCTGAAGCGTGATAAGATGGCGCAAGACTTGCTCGTCGATGCGGCTAAGATTTACGGCCAATATGGAACCGCCGTGGATGTGGCAAGAGTGCAGTCCGAGCAGGACAAGAACCGTATGATCGGTGAGATAGCGCAGGGCGGTATGCAGCAGTGACAACGGAGATACGCATAAAGGCAGACGAGGCGCGGCGGCTAAAGGCCGACACCGCGTTTATGTCTTTTGTGCAAGAGGTTCGTGATGACCAGATCAAGGTTTTCACAGGCAGCGGAGCTTCTGACGTAGAGGCCCGCGAAGCGGCGCATGGGATTATCCTTGCGCTTAACCAGATCGAAATGAAACTCGACGCCGCTGTGACGGCAGAGACATTTCTTGATCGCAGACAGAGGAAGTAGCACCGATGGAATCGACTACCCTAGAACAAGCGGCTGAGAGCCTGCTATCGACATCCGACGCACCAGAGGCGCAGGGTGATAATCTGAGCGAAGCTGTGGACGAAATCACGGAGCCGACGGGCGAAGAGATTGAAACTGTAGCCGAGAGCGACGATGACATCGAGGCATCCGATGAAGATTACGATGATGACCAAATTGACGACGAAGACCTAGTAGAAGTAGAGGCTGAAGACACCAATCTCATCCCCGTCAAAGTTGATGGAAAAGAAGAGATGTGGACACTGGATCAGTTGAAACAATCTGCTGCGGGTCAAGCGGCAATCAACAGGCGGTTCCAAGAGGCTGCCGAGGCGCGTAAGCAAATCGAGCAGGCAAATTCCGCTTTAGCACAGCAGCAACAGCAACTGGTGCAACTTTACCAGCAAGCGCAGCAAGGTGGTTTGCAAGCCCCAATCCCACCGTCACGGGAGCTATTCGAAAGTGATCCGATTGGATACATGGAAGAGAAGCTCAAGTATGACGAGGCAAAGGCTGGCTACGACCAAAATCTCTATCACATGCAGCAAGTGCAGCAGCAGACAGTTCAGCAGCAACAGCAGGCGCATCAGTCGTATCTGCAAGAGCAGGCTGAAATTCTGAGGCAGCACATCCCCGAAATTGCTGACCCTGAAAAGGGTGAGAAGTTGAAGGGCGATCTGATGCAGATCGGCATGGATTACGGCTTCACCGCCGAGGAGATGGCACAGGTGTCAGATGCACGTTACGTCCGAGCGTTGAACGACGCACGGAAGTACCGGGCATTAGTATCCAAGCGTAAGCAGGCACAACAGAAGGGTGATAAAGCCCGACCTGTCGTGCGAGCTGGTGCAAAGAGAACATCAGACGGCCAAGCTGTAACTCGCAAGAAAGCGCAATCGCGCTTGCAGAAAACAGGCTCAATCAATGACGCATTGGGCCTGATCCTCAACTCCTAAGTCTTTGAAAGGACTACACAAATGACCCAGCCAAGCAACACATTCGACTCCTACGATGCCGTCGGCATCCGCGAAGATTTGAAAGATGTCATCTACAACATCTCTCCCGAAGAGACGCCCCTCTACTCCAAGTCGTCCAAGACGTCCGCGAAGAACACTCTGGTTGAGTGGCAGACAGACAGCCTCCGCGCCTCCGCTGCAAACGCGCACGTTGAAGGCGACGCAACTGCTGGCGAAGCTCGCGGTGCAACAACTCGCCTCGGCAACTACACACAAATCTTCAAAAACGCTGTTGTCGTTCCAGACACAGACGAAGGTCTGGACAAAGCTGGCCGCGCAAAAGAGGTTGCATACCAGACCCTGAAGATTGCAAAAGAGCAGAAGTTGGACATCGAGAAGGCTCTTTTCGACAACAACGCACGCGCCGCTGGTAACTCCACCACTGCCCGTGAACTTGCTGGTGTGCCTGCATGGCTGACCACCAACACAGTGTTTGGCGCGAACGAGGGTGCAGACCCAACAGGCGACGGCACAGACGCCCGTACAGACGAGACAACTGCTCTCACAGCGTTCGATCAAGACAAGTTCGACACTGTTATGCAGTCAATCTGGGAAGAGGGCGGCAAGCCAGACACGGTTTACCTCTCAGCGTTCCAGATGAACAAAGCTCTCGGCTTCACTGGTAACAACAACCAGCGTTCCGCAGTCCAAGCTGGCGACGAGCGTGTGATCAAGTCTCTGGCCGTGTACGTCACCCCATGGGGTAGCGTAGAGTTCATGCCAAGCCGGGAGAACCGCTCGCGTGACGTTTTCATCATGCAGGACAACATGTGGGAAGTCGCAGTTCTGCGTCCGACCAAGAACGTCGCCTTGGCGAAAACTGGCGACAACACCACACGTCAGGTTGTCACCGAGCTGACACTCTGCGCGAAGAACGAAGCTGCCAACGGCGGCATCTTCGATAACACCACGTCCTAATCGGGCGAGAGGGGGCTTCACGGCCCCCTCTACCCTTACCCAGCGGAGCTTGCCATGAAAGAAGTCATCGTCAATCGCATCAAGATCAAGTGCAGCAAGGGCCGCATTGAGAAGGGCGAAACTGTTATCCTGTCGGACGCTGAGATCGCCAAGATCACATCCTTCCGACCCGACAGCATCACAGTTTTGCGCGAAGTCGCGAAGCCAGCCGCAGCGGTTCCAGTAGCCGCGAAATCTGAAGCCCCCAAAAAGACACGGAAGCCTCGCAATGCAAAAAGCCGCACACTCAACTAAAATCTCCGAGAAGTTCAGCTTTGAAGACGACAAGCTGCTCATCAAGAAGACGTTTGACGCGTCCCACATGCTCAACGACGCGCAGCACGCCCGTGAGACCACGCAAAACAGCTTTGGCTCGGACTACAAGCATGTAGGCAACGTGGATCTCGGCCTGCTTGGAATCTGGCTCAAAGAGGCTGGCGTATCATGGGAAGATACGGAGGCAATGAAAGAGGTCATCAAGCGCAAGATGATGTCCAACGAGTTCTCCGCCCTGCGGGTGTGGGAGGGATCATACTGATGGAAACTCTTGACCTCTTTCTGAAATATATTGTTGTCCCTGTCTGCGCGTTTGTGTGGATGATCTACACCAAGATCAACAGCCACCACACCGAGATCGAGGTGCTAAAGGCACAGGTAGAAGCAACCAAAGCTGCGCATGATCGTGAGTTCAAAGAGGTCAGATCAAACTTTGCGCGGGTGTTCGAGAAGCTGGATGGCATAGAAGAGGCGTTGAGAAAGTGATGGACAATAAGGTGATTACCGCATCGCTCGTCAGTGTTATTGTGGCTCTGCTGGGCTGGAATATCAAAACGACAAACGAGCTTCAGCTTCAAGTGCAGCGACTTGAGATCATCCTGCTCAATGATGCGTTTTCGAAATAAGGAGACTGACATGCTAAACCAAGACTCGCTCGATCTGATTAAACGCTGGGAGGGCTGCAAGCTCAAGGCTTACAAGTGCTCGGCTGGCGTCTGGACTGTTGGCTACGGTTTGACAACCAGCGCTGGCTTCATTGAGGTTGGCCCTGATACGACAATTACGCAGGCCGAAGCTGATTGGTATCTTGAGAAGACTGTCGAGAAGTTTCTTGCGCAGATTACGCCATCAATCACCGCGCCAATCAATGAGAATGAGCTTGGTGCCTTCACCTCATTGGCTTACAACATTGGCCCCACTGCGTTTCGCAGGTCTTCTGCGCTGCGGCATTTCAATACTGGCAATAAAGATCGTGTCCCAGCGTCCATCCGCATGTTTCGCAAGGCTGGCGGCAAGGTCGTGCAGGGTCTGATAAACCGCCGTCAGGCCGAGGTTGACCTGTTCCTCACGCCTGTTGTCGCTGAGAACCCCACCACAGCCCGCACGAGCGCCACACAGAGCAAGACCGTGCAGGCTTCGGTGGTGCAGGGTGCATCGGCGGTAGTGGCGCTGTAGCAGCGTTTCAGGCGCTAAACGGAACTGCTCAAATCATTGCGATGGCTGGCTGCGTTGTTATAGCACTGCTGGCAATGTATATCCTGAAGGAGCGGCTCAAGGCTTGGGCTGCTGGCTGGAGGTAAAGCCATGTTCACTGCGATCCTACTTGCTTGCTCCCTTGACGGCCACTGCATCGGCACGGCTGGCCCAGCCGTGAAGAGCTTAAAGGAATGCAACGACAGCCTGCAGATCGGCTGGATTATGTTTG